CTCTCCTGATGGACAGACTCGCGATGCTGGTCTTCGCACCATTCAAGACATTGAGCGCCTCTATGAGGTCTCAGTTGTCACACTTCCTGCATACGATTCCACTTCAGTGGGAATGCGTTCAGCAGAAGAAGCCGATCTTGAACTTGCCAAGCGCAAGTTGAAAATCAAGGTCAAGCAGTATTCCTTGACTCGCAAGGTCAAGGCATAAACCCTCGGCGCATCCCGCCCCGACTGGTTCAATACCCAATCCAAGAGAGGAGACAGAAATGTCTCTAGCATCAAAGCTCAAGGAGCAGCGCGATGGTCTTGTTGCCGAGGTTGAAACAACACTCGCAGCAGACGAAGTCAGCGCAGAAGCTCTAGATGCCGCATCAGCAAAGCAGGAAGAAATTGCTGCACTTGATGAGCGCATCGCAACTGCTGAAAAGGTTGAAGCCCGTACAGCAGCACTTTCAGAATCACGCAAGGAATCTGGCGTGAAGACTTTCGGTGGCGCAGTAGTCACACGCGAGTCAATGACCTACGACAAGAATGGCGAGAACTCTTTCGTTCGCGACATGATTGGCGCACAGCTTCGCAATGATCGTTCCTCATGGGAGCGCCTCTATCGTCACCAGCAAGAAGTCGCAGTTGAAACTCGCGACATCTCACGCACCGATGGCGCTGGCGGAGACTTCGTTCCTCCTATCTACCTCATCAACGAATATGCTGAGTTCGCTCGTGCTGCTCGTGTAACTGCTGACCTTGTCACCAACATGGCACTTCCTGCCGGTACTGACTCGATCAACATTCCACAGATCACCACAGGTACACTCGCAGCGTTCCAGTCTGCTGATAACACAGCGACAACAACTCGTGACATGGTCTCAAGCACAGTCACAGCACCAGTTCGCACCATCTCAGGTTATGAGAATGTGTCAATCCAGCTCGTTGAGCAGTCTCCTTTGGCTGGCGGTCTTGATCGCCTCGTCTTCGGTGACCTCATGGCTGACTACGCATTGCAGCTCAACACTGCTGTCGTAGGTTCTGGCGATGGAACATCAGGCAACCTCAAGGGTCTCATCACCCTTGGTAACGATTCCACAAACGGAATCCCAACAACATGGACTGAAACAACTCCATCTGCTGTCAACGGCATCAAGGCAATCGCTCAGGCGATTTCTAAGGTCACTACAAACCGCTACAAGGCTGCTGAAGCAATCGTCATGCACCCTTCAATGTGGTACTGGTTCGCATCACAGGTAGATGGCTCAAACCGCCCTCTAGTTGTCCCTGTAACAGGTGCTTCACAGGCGTTCAACGCTTCTGGCACAGTTACAAATCCCGGCGCTCCTGCTGGTCTCGTAGGTACTATCCAAGGCGTTCCAGTCTTCATTGATGCAACCCTTCCAAAGACCTTCGCAACCAACCAAAGCCCAATCCTCGTTGGTAAGTTCTCAGATTCTTACCTCTTCGAGTCAGGCGTGAAGACACGCGTTCTTCCAGATGTCTTGTCAAGCAACCTCACAGTTCGCTTCCAAGTCTATGGATACGCTGCTCTCGCTCACCGCTTCAATAAGTCAGTCAGTGCCATCTCAGGAACCGGCACTGTTGCTCCAAGTGGATACTAATTTCTGCTAGAGTCTGAATAGTTAGTTGCCAGTCTTCGAGGGCGTTCTTCGTTGACACAAAGCCGAAGGCTGGCAACCAACACCAAACAATCCACAGGGGGATTCATGAATCACTTATTCTTAGAAGGTCTGAAGTCTGCTCGCGAGATGGTGCAGAATAAAGGCATCCAATATCTCGACAACTTGATCGAAGAATTGGAAACAGTTCAGCCAGAGAAGGCAATCGCCAAGCCGCGTGTGGAATACCGCGAGATCGTCACCATTAGAACTGGCTCAACACGATGAAGATGAAAGATCGAGTCTGCATCGGAATGGTCAACAATGGGACAATCGATTCCCTACTAGCGATGGACTTGATCCATATCGCCCGCGAGAAGAGTGGTCACTTCGACCATATGGTTCAGGTCGGCAATGTCGGCTTGACCACCCGATCACGCAATGTCGTGGTCAAAACATTCTTAGAAACAACCGATGCCAACTGGCTTCTCATGATCGATTCTGATGAGCGGTTATCTCTCGACACTTGGCACAAGCTCATCGATGCCGCGCACGACAAAGATCGCCCAATCATCTCTGGTCTCGTCTTTGCTGCCTTCTTCGATGACAATGATGGCCTTCGCCCCGTTCCTACCATTTACCGCATGGATATGGAGAAGGGTCTTCAGCCGATCGATGACTATCCGATTGATACGCTTCTTGAAGTCGATGCAGTGGGTACTGGTTGCCTACTTATCCATCGCAGCGTTCTGCTGGAAATGCAGAAGCAAGCAACCCCGAACCAAGGCGCGAACTGGGCGTGGTTCGTAGAAGGCGCAATCGATGGAACTTACTTTGGCGAGGATCTTCTCTTCTCCAAGCGCTTGAAGTCGATGGGCTACAAGATCCACGCTCACACAGGAGCAATCCTGCCCCATCACAAACAGTTCTGGTTGGATGAACGCCATCACACACCGATGCGCGATCATGCAATTCAACAAGCTCAAGCATCAGACTGAGGTGACCCCTGCATCTCAGTCTGATGCCCTACAACTCAAGGAGTGATTCATGGCGCTAACTGGTTCCTATGATCTCGGTGACAAGGTCTATCTGACTTGGAACACTGTTGATTCCTCTGGCTCAGCGGTGAATCCCGGCACAGTGACTATCAACATCACTCTCCCAGATGCCTCCACAGTTTCGGTGACGACTTCCACCTCTACGACTGGAACCTATACCGCCTCATATCTTCCCACCCAAGTGGGTCGTCATATCTTGGCATGGTCAGCAACGGGAACATGGCCTCAAGCCTTCTCGGACATCTTCGAGGTTCGCGACATCGCAGACATTGGAATTGTCGGATATGACGAAGTCTTGGAATATCTCAACATTCCAGCAGCGAGCGCCAGCGAAAATGAAGTGCGCCGATTCATCGATGCCTCAACCGACTTGGCTGAGAACTATGTCGGACAGGTTCTTGGTCGCCGAACCTTCACCAATGAGCTTTACGATGGAGGAACTGAGTTCATCCGCATTCGTAATCCCAAGGCGATCAGCATCACTTCCGTCACTGAGAATGGCGCAAGCGTTCCCGCATCGAATTATGTTCTCGATTACACAGGCCAGCGCTTGTACCGCATCGGCTCAGGAACGCTCTATGCGACCAACTCGTATGGCTACTGGACTGCGGGCAGGAACAATGTCTCGATCACCTATGTGGCGGGATATGTCAATCCTCCGATGAGTGCCAAGCAAGGCGTTCTCGAAATCATCCGTCACCTCTGGCAGACTCAGCGCGGTTCGATGAATGTCATGAATCGTCAAGCCAATGGCGATGAGTTGTATCCAACGGCTACCTATTCACTCCCACGCCGAGCAATGGAACTTCTCGATCCCACCTCATTCCCCGGAATGGCGTAAGCGATGGCCACCTCTGCGCTCCCATCCTTTACCAACGCAGTCATCACAGCTCTTCGAGGAGCCTCATCTCTTTCAGGGATTCGCATCTTTGACGGCATTGAGATTGACCTCTCCTATCCCGGAGATGCGATCGCAGTCGGACACGATGGCTCAATCGATACCGATGAAGTCTCGGCGGGAACTATCCGTCAGGAATATAAGCAACTCGGTGCGATCTCGAAATTCGAGTACGGCACTCTCAACTGCTGGCTCTGGTCTGCCGATGGTTCAAGCAACTTGACCACTCTTCGCGCACGAGCCTTCACCCTTCTCGGAGATGTTGAAAGCGTAATCCGATCAGATGTCTCCTTTGGTGGCGTAGTCATGTTCTCTGGAATTGAAGCCAGCGATGTGATTTATCGTCAAACCACTCAGGGAGCTGGTGTCGGTATGACCTTTACAATTACCTATCAAGCGAAAATCTAGGGAGAAAAAATGGCACAAATCAAAAATGTTTCACCTCTTGGTGACCTCATCATTCCAGCCCTCAACAACCTCATGGTGAAGGCTGGTGAGACTGTTGATGTTTCAACTGAAGCAGCAGCATCTCTTCTTGAACAACCTGACAACTGGGTTGCAGCAGACAAGGCAGCAG